CTATACAAACCGGTCAATAATAAGAACAAACTTATAAAGCGGAAATCGGGATTTGAGACACAACACAAAGGACACCAACACCTGGAGCACCAGCTAAGGTCATAGTGATACTGGCAGATGTTGATGTAGCTGTATATGTCTCGACAGCACCCCAAGTAGCTCCATTAGAGAGCGCTGTCTTTAAAGTCCATCCCACCGGAGTGCCCCAAGTCGCAATCGCCCCACCACTATTCTCAGCATAAAGAACTACATACTCCTGACCTATAGTGAGACCGTTAACATTAAGAACAGTAGGAGTTGCTGCCTGAGTACTTAGCTGAATAGAGCCTAAGGATATCCCATTGAGAAACGGGGCAGCAGTAGTCGGAGCAGTCATAGAGATTGATCCTGAAGTCGATGATGATTGTTCATAAACGGGGGTCATCAAAAGGATGTCATAGTCAACGTAAAGTTCACCTAAAGTAGAACTTGCGGTTGTGACATTCTGACTAATAATATTAAGATTACCTACATCATAGGTCTTAATATCAGCTGAGACAGGAAGGAGTCCTGGCCTAACGAAATACGACTTTTGCTTATTGAGATCTTCCATAGCAGAAGTATGACAACAAGGTCTCCATGGAGCTGAACGCACAGATCCCCTCCAAGCCATAGCAGCCTGTTTAGTTAGAGCAGCACTATCACTAGCGTCATAGTCAACAGCTAGAACGAGAGTACCACCCAGACTTGAGGGAGCCTCAGTTTCATAGTCAAACTTGAGGCGATTGAATCGATAAGATTCAAAACGAATCGCAACACCAGACAGCCATGGAAAAGAAGCTATTTGACCTGGGTTGATAGGAAGAGTTATGTTAGAAAAGATGCTGGGAGAACCAGTACTAGCAACAACATCTTGAACATACTCACGATGGACTATCCGACAATCACCATTTCTTTGCGTGATCATCATAGGGGATCCTGTCCTCAAGGTCCTACTAAAAGCCGTAGGAACTGAAGAGAGTACACCATCGCCTAATTCAGAATTATTAGAAAGAGGCGGAGCTTTCTGAATAGGATTTCGATTCTTTGTGCGATTAGATCTCTGCTTGAAAGATCTATTCTTATTATTGGAAGCCTTTTGAGCTGGCTTCGAAGCTTTCTTACTTGATTGATTCATGTATGGGATCCCTCTGAATCAGGGAGAGACTGTACATCTATAACAAATATTCAATAATACCCTCTTAGGCATGGACTGGTAAAGACAGCTATATGAGACGGCACTGCCACTCACAAATACGCCAAACTCTTATCCACTTATCTTTCAATAAGTTCCCAGAATACCCTGAAGGCTCAACGAGAAAGATCGATCTTACTGTTGAAACTAAAATTAACATTACTAACAGATCCTAAAACCATATCAGATGATGAAACTATGTTCCTCAAAGATCCAATCAATCGGGTAATTCGATTAAGAATATTAAAGCCGTTGCAGTCGTTCGGCATTTATCAGTTCTCACTGAATTTAGCACGGAAATATTAAGACACCAGAAAGACCCAGGAGTCACCGTTTTGGCTTGTAAAGGTTATAAACCCCATCTAAACATGTCTACCATAGAGCCACACTGTAAAAACGTTTTGAAACGTCCCTACTTAGAAGTGCGATACCACGAAAACCGTGGATTCTCGATGTAACACCGTTTAGAATTAGTTTAACGACATAATTAGGTCCTGAACCAAGTAAGAAAATTACTCCAAAAGGTCAGATAAGTCACGGAATGTCATATCATCATAGAACATTCTAGCAAGACTTGGTTCTCGATACTTAGAACAAGAAGTCCTATATTCCGAATCAGAATACGTTCTTAGCCCATATGGACACTTCTTATAAATCCTCTCATCCTTAGAATTTATCCCTAAGGTAAACATTCTATTAAATATTTTACTAAGAGAGAGAGTATACTCTAAGCGATTTAACTCTTCATTACCTGTTATCCGGAAAGCAACAGAAGATAATCCTTTATTCTCAATAAGAGGATACCCCTTTAGAACGGAATCAACAGGACACTTCTTTCCATCCATCGAATGAATCAGATGGATCGCTAAACGTCGTTGAAAAGAAGTCTTACGATATCTCCAATTTAAAGGAGGAGATATACCAAAACCACCATATTCAAGTGGCATGAAGATGTTACGAGTATACTTTAAGCCGTTAACCTCATAAACAGTATCATAAAGCAACTGTTTTGAATGCTTAACGAAGAAGCTATTAAGGAGTTCTGCCTGTCTACCAGGTCGCGAACCCTCTAAGACCGTATTAAGGTTCGGTAATAGCAAATTTTCCCCTTTATCACCAACATGACCGTCCACCATAATACCATTATGATGTTGAAACGAAAATGTATCCTGATCACCACCCATGACCTTATGGTTTCCAAAGAATAAACC